GATGAAATATAAGACTTGGAACACGATTCTCGATGGCAGAGAGCGAATCACCCACAACATTGCAGATGGGCAGATGCAGCCGATAATGATGCCGTTTGAAGTGGGCAGTTCACTGCTGATGTATCCCAAGGATATGTCCCTAGACGCATCACTGGAAGAAATAATCAACTGCCGATGTTCCGTGTCCTTCTCATAGTTCCTTTTTAGCCAGCCCTATCATGAGGGGCTGGTTTTTTATACCCAAAATTCGACAGGGAAGTCGTTAATCGCACAGAAATCACGACAGGGAAGTCGTAAAAACGCAAGGAGAACTAAATATGGCTACTGAAAACGAAAACCTCGACATGAACGTAACTCCCGAAACCCAGACAGAGCCGGAAATCACTCTTGAAGATCTCCAGAAACAGCTTGCTGCGGCTAAAGCGGACAACGAGCGGTACAAAAACGCTATCAGCAAGTCCAACACAGAAGCAGCGGAGTGGAAACGGAAATTCAGAGAACGGCAGACAGCGGAAGAGGCAGCGGCAGACGCAAAACGTGAGGCTGAAGCACTTCAGCAAGAACAGATGGAGTCCATCAAACGTGAGTTAAGCGTTTTAAAAGCGACAAACCTCTACCTCAAACAGGGAATGGACGAGAAAGCGGCTGCGGAGTGTGCAGAGATGCAGTCCGATGGTGACATCGAGAATCTGATCGCAAAAATATCCGCTCACTTCTCTTCCAGGAAAGACGCTGAGATCAAGGCATGGCAAGAGGAATACCTCAAGTCAAGACCCGACATCAAGGCCGGACACGGCGAAGACGGAGAACCGGAAGAAGATCCGTTCATCAAGGCTTTCAACAATCCAGATGCGTATTAACGCAGAAAGAAGGTACTAAATGCCGACTATCAACTATGCTCTGAAGTTCAGCGATCTGGTCGATGAGAGATTCAGACTCGGTGCGCTGACGAATTCAATCGTAAATCAGTCCTATTCCTGGATTGATGTTGAAACTGTTAAAGTCTTTTCGATCCCGACTGTCAGCATGAATGACTACACTCTGTCCGGCACTGCTCGTTACGGCGTTGCTTCGGAACATGAGAATACTGTCCAGACGCTGACCCTTGCACAGGATCGTTCCTTCACCTTCACCATTGATCGCAAGAGTGAACAGGATACGATGGGTGTTATGGCTGCGGCTGCTGCGCTTCGCCGTCAGATCGATGAAGTCTGCATTCCTAGATTTTGGGACGCTGCGTAACGATACGCAGTTGAAAACTTACTGAATTTCTGGAAACTCTTCGGAAACGAAGACAATCAGAAGCCAAACTTAATAACGTAAACACGAACACTTAAATGGAGATTCGGATATGGAAATTTGGAAAGCTGTTAAAGGCTATGAAGGTTATTACGAAGTGTCCTCAATGGGCAGAGTTAGAAGCGTAGACCACTATGTTAGAACAGGCATTAAGCACAATTCAGCGGTCAAGCGCAAAGGACATATGCTCAAACAGAACGAAAAGAGAAACGGATATTTGACAGTTGATCTTAGTAAGGACAACAGAGTGAAAAACATTAGTGTTCACCGAATTGTTGCGGTGGCGTTTTTGCCGATGGTTGACGGAAAGACTTGTGTTAACCACAAGAACCTAAACAAGCATGACAACAGGGTTGAGAACCTTGAGTGGTGTTCATACGGCGAAAACACGAAACACGCAATAAACAATGGCGTAAACATGGGAAATGGCCTTAAACGCAAAATTCGGTGCTGTGAAACAGGGCAGATATTTGAAAGCAGTTACAAAGCAGCCGAATGGCTTAACAGTGAAAAATTCCAGTTTTCCAAGAATATCGAAGGAATGGGGAGAAACATTCGGGCAGCTTGCACCGGACAAAGGAAATCCGCATTCGGATATCATTGGAAAGACGTTATTGAGGAAGGTTCAACGACTATCCCTTATGGGAGTACGCACAAGTGTGTGGAAGTGGTAAGCACTCCGTAATCGGAGTTGAAGATATAGTCTAATCTACCAAGTGATTGGTAGCTGATTTGAAAGTGACGAAATCAAATCGGGCATGGCCTTACGAACCATGTTGAATATTCGATGGAAATCGATGCTTATCGTCTTGCAGCGATGGTCACCAGTGCTGGCAACTGTGTTTCCACAGAAGCTACCAAGTCCAATGCTTACGAAGTCTTCCTGTCCGTACAGGAACAGATCAGTGAAGACAAGGCTCCTCAAGGCGGCAGAATCGCTTTCGTGACTCCCAGCTACTACAACAAACTGAAACTCGACACTGCTTTCATCCGCAACAGCGAACTCGGTCAGAGAATGCTTCTCAACGGACAGGTTGGTGAGGTCGATGGTGTTCCGATCATCATGGCTCCGTCCAGCTATTTCCCGGCTGGTGTTAACTTCATCATCACGAACCCGATTGCGACTGTTTCCCCGATCAAGCTGCAGGATTTCAAGATCCACGACAATCCTCCGGGAATCAACGGCTATCTCGTTGAGGGCAGACTCCGTTATGATGCGTTCGTCCTTACGAACAAAGCGGATGCTATCGGCTACAATGGACCGGCTGCATCCTCGACATGATGGTAAAGCTGCGTAAGGGCAATCACGAAGTTGAAGTACAGGACTTTGTGGTACGGCTCTACAAGCGGAATGGCTACGAAGAAGTAGTCGAAACCAAGACGGAAGAACCGAAAGCAAGTCCGAAGAGGACAACTACTCGGAAGACTAAGAAAACACAGTAATGTGAGGTGAATGGCGTGGACGAGTTGATTCAAGAGGTATATGAGCAGTTGGTGAATGATATCGCTCCTACTCGACAGGGTGACTCGTCCATACTGTTCCTTAAAGTGAAACAGGCTTGTCGGGAAGTCAAAGAAGTCAGAAATTATCCAGACGATGCGACTGAGGAGTTCATCGTGTCCGACATGAACCACTTCTTCCCAGTGATCTACAACCTTGCGATGTATGATTTCAACATCCGGGGAGCAGAGTGGCAGCAGGTCGTTAACGAGAATGGTGAGTATCGGTCATTCGTTGATCGAGGCAAACTGCTTGCCGAAGTTACTCCGTTCGCATATATCGCTTAAAGTGAGGTGACTCCATGAGAAACCTTGCAAGAAATGAAAAGCAAATGTGGTATGCGCTCTACACTGGCAAAGAGAGAGAGACTGACAGCAATGGTGATTACACTGGCAGTTATGTCGAGAAGTACTCCAAGCCAGAAGAGTTCTGGGCAACGATATCGCCTGGACGAGGGTATAACGCCGGATTTGCTGGCACTCTGGAGAAGACAATCTTCGGTGCTGATCTTGACTCAGAGCGAAGGATAATGACTACAGAAACTGACTTACCGATTAGGTCTACATCTCTTATCTGGACTGAACAGCCCGGACTTCTTTCTGACGGCACTGCTGATCCGGCTACCGCAACATTTTCCGTTACCGCAAAGCCAGCGGTCGGACTTAATTTTTTATCGATTCCGGTAAAAGAGAGACTCCAAAATGGCAACGACTAAATACAACACTTACTTGTCTGTCAAGTCGGTGAATCACACTATCGATCAGTTAAAGGCTTATCGAGATAGGTTTGAAAAGAACATCGAGCGATTCTGTGAAGAAACGGCTAAAGTGGCTGAGACTGAAATCAAGGCTATCCTTGCAGAACATTACTACACAGGACAGACATTAGGTAGCGTGAAGATAATCACGGAAGGTAGCGGTAAAGCCGGATGGTATAAAGCAGCTGTTCAAGTTTCAAGTGATGCAATCCTGTTTCTGGAATTCGGTTCCGGCTTGCACTATGGTGCCCCTCATGCCGGAGATATGGATCCACCAATGGGACCAGGCACTTTTGAACAGGCCAAACGCCAGAATCCAGAGTTTCCAAACTGGGCAAATCCAGAAGGATGGGTGTATATCGGTGACGATGGGAATCTCCATTGGTCAAAAGGTATGGCTCCGTCAATGCCCATGTATCGTGGGGCAAAAGAGATGGAATGGCAACTGGCACGAATCGCAAAGAAGGTATTCGGATAATGGTAGATGTGAGTAATCGGGTGTTCACGAATGTAATGATTTACGTTCAAGAGCAGTACCCAAGTGTTGAATTCAATAATACACTGACCGCATCGCCACAGAGTTTGCCAGCGGTTTCGGTCAGACAGATAGACAGCCCAGAAGTTGCACTTGACTTGTCATTGGGAGATCCCGATGAAGACTACGCTGTCGAATCTAATGTAGAAATACAGGCGTACTCGGCTAAGAGTACAGAAGAAGCAAGAAACATCATCAAGGCTGCTTGTGATGCTATGAGGGGAATGAGTTATCAGAGGACTTTCGGTGCTACAGAGATTTCTCTGCCAAATGATCCGAACCAGTTCAGATGGATTGCTCGTTTCCGCAGAATCATCGGCGGTGTTGATGAAATACCCAAATATACCACAGGGGGTAATTAACTATGAGTGCTGGCAAAAACACAATAAATACCATCCTCAAAGTCGGTGCGACTGCTGGAGCCATTGCTCAGATTTCCAAGATCAAGAGCTACCCGGAGTTGTTCTCGACACCAGATGCCCTGGAGACTACGGATCTGGAAGACGAGATGGTTACCTATGTCAAAGGTGTTCAGCAGACACCCAGTTCCCTTGACTTCACGTTCAATCACGACACGGCTGCATTCACTTCGTACAATGCGCTCGGTGAGAATTCGGTCTGGGAACTCGACTTCGGTACTTCCGGTGCGGATGGTAAATATTCTTGGAGAGGCAGCTGTTCTGTCACGATCAACGAAGGTGCTGTTAACGGCATCCGTGAGATGACACTTCATGTCTTCCCTTCTACCAAGATCTATGCCGAAGCCGCTTCGTCTGCGTTCCCTGGAACGTGATAGGTGGCATAATACTGCTAGTTTAAACATGGGGTAGGCTTAGTGTCTGCCCCTTTTTTTGTACTTTTTTTAGGGAAAAAGAGAGGTAAAACATGGTTACTGTAAAGATTAACAACAAAAAATACGATGTCCCGGAACTGACATTCAGACACTTCACGATCATGGAAGAACAGGGCTTCTCCGTCATTGACGCATTCCGCAAACAGCAGATTTTTCTGCTTGCGATGGGTTTTGTCAGCATTGTAACAGGAGAAGACAGAGATGAATCCGAAAGGCTCATTGAACAGCACGTTCTCGGCGGCGGTGACATCGGTGACATCTACAACTCCTTCGCAGAGGCGGTTAATAGATCGGCTTTTTTCAAGAAGATGCTCGGTCTGGAACAGACGAGCGAGAAGACGGAGAAGACAGCGAAGAAGGTATCCCTGTCCAGCCAAGACGAATCGACTACGAAGGAATAACATTTGAGACTTATACGGACTACATACTTGGAGTTTGGTTGCCATTAGCCATTCGGTATGGAGTGCCGGAAAACATATTCTGGGATTTGAATCCCAAGAGGCTTGAACCTTGGCAGAGGCATTACGAATACCAGGAGCAGCTAAAGAAAGATGACGATGACTACAGGGCGTGGCTTTCCGGTCGTTACATTCTGGATGCTATAGCAGCTGCTCTGGACGGCAAGAGCAATCCTTATCCGACTGAACCATATTCGACTACTCAGAGAAGAAACGAAGAGGAAGAAGCCAGACAGATTGCTTCTGATAAATTCATGGCGTTTGCAATGGCGTTTAATGCAAGGTTTGAAGCGCAACAAAATTCC